TTCCTTGTTGATGCGGTCGTAGGTCTGTGATTCTTCTGCTGTGAGGTCACGCTTCTCGGCAGTGGCTTTGTCCAAGATTGACTTGGCTTCGTCCCATGCACGTTGACGGATTTCAACTTGACGGTCTAGATATTCTTTCATGATGATTGATTCCTTATGTTGTTTGATTACGGATATGGATACGCAGGGAGATACTTCACTCAACCTGATGCGGCTCCGCAATCAGCAACATTGCAGCGGCTCCGCTGAACAATGCAGTACTAGAAGATTAGACGGTCTTCTTCAACAATTCAAGGTGCTTCGCCATGATGCCGATATGGGCTGGCGCAGCCTGTGGTGTTGGTTCTAGTTTGGCAACTGTTTCACGAAGCAACGCTGCGTGATCTGGTGACAATGTTTGACCTGCTTCAAGGTTCGTGATGGCTACAGCAAGCCGATCAGCGTCGATGCCGGTACGGGTAGCAAGCGCATCAAACGAACGAACAGAGGCAGATGTGGCCGAGTAGGCAGGGAAACCTGTGACTACCGAAACTTCATAGAGTTTGATTTGGCGCAGTTCACGATACTGGCCGTCATCAGACCACTTGTCGCCACCTGAAGGAACAGTGAAACCGAATGACATCGAGTCCACGTCTTTGCGTTGCATCAACACGGACAGGTCACGGCCAACAGTGGTGTCAGGCAAACTGGCATCCACGAGCAAACCTTTGGAGTCCTCTGACAGACGCAAAGTCTTTGCGCGTGTTGTAGCGAGAAGCATGCTTGAATCGTGGTTCATATACATGCGGATATTGTTCCGAGACTTTAGGGACTTATTGAACGCACCAGGTGCGATCCGCTCAATAAACGGTAAAGGCTCGGAATCAGAATTGAACACTGCGGCATAACCTGTGAACGACATACCGTCGCCAGACTTGTCTGCTCGCAACTCAAACTCGTTGAACGTGACGCGGCGTGTTTCAACCTGTTCTTCCATGTTTGAAAGACTAACAGGAAATGAACTCAGCATTCTAGAAGATTTGGGGTGAGCCTTCGGAAGCAGATCGTTGTCGCTGATGTAAGCGTCATTCTCTGGTCGACCATTACGCAACAAATACAAGAACGCATTCACACGGGCATACGCCCACTGATCACGAGTCATACCTGGACGATGCGAAGTTGAATACGCTCCAGCACCACGACGGAACACGGTGCGCAACATCCCAACCGTTGCCCGCTTGCCAGGGTTATCCCCAACAGAATCATTGTGTTCATCAGCCTTGTTCTTCAAACCTGTCTCAATCGCCTCAGACAACTCAATCGTGCCACTACCAGCAGGAGCCTTGGCTGAACCTGGAGGATTCTTCTCTGAGCCTATGATCTGATCCTTCTTCGGTGCAGGAGCATCAGCCCGCTCATCTTTGATCTGCTCAGCCTTCGACATAAACCAATTCATTGCAGGCTCAGGATCAAGCGGGTTGATTCCCCACAAATAGAACGCCACAGCACCGGCACCAGGGAACTCATCGTTGTCAGCATCAGAGTTCTTTGGTGCATCCAAATCGACTAGATGTCGCGCACCCCAAGCGTTTGTGCGAATCACCTTGTCTTCTGTGATGTCACCTCTGGCCATGTCACGAGCCTCACGCACCGTGCGCTCAACCAAACCGTCACCAGCTAAGCCTTGACCGTAGTAGTCCAAACCTTTGCGAGCTGCGTTGCGAATGTAGGTTGGCAGATTGAGTGCAACTTGACGCACCTCATCTTCCATCTCTTCTTCCTCTTCTTCATACGGTTGCCAGGCGTTGCAATAGAAACCGCCATCAACATACGCATCCCAACGCTCGCACCAAGCCTTTAGATTGTCGCCCTCACCTTGAACATCATCTTCGTTGTAGAACGCACAGTTGCCACATGCTCGACCTTCAGGAACATCAGGTGACAACGCTGGACGATAGTTGTCTGGCAACGCCCGCTCACCACCAGGTTCCATATCTTCAGCAATTGACACAGCCACCATCTGATCAATCGCATCCTGCTTTGTCGTATGGCAACCAATGACTTCGCCATCATCCTTGATGGTTGCCCAACCTGCGCAGCCCTCCGCTTTGTCTGTAATGAAATAAGGCATCAGACCAACAACAATACTTCAGCATCGTCATCCAAGATACTGAATGTGATCAAACCTGTCGCAGCGATGACCGCACCACCCAGCATGCTCGACCCAACCGCAGACACCAGACGTGGCTTCTTTGGTTCATTGATCTGAATCGGAATCTCTTTGGGCTTCGGTCTAGGCTTCGGTCTCGGCTGCGTGTAGGGCTGATAGCCAACACCGTCATCAACCGGTGGAGGCGCAGGAGGCGAAGCCTGTGCTGTGGCAGTCGCATCCAACCCACCAAGACTGGCAGCAGCGACCACATCTTTCTTGACCTTCGTTGTGGCAGTTGCGTCAAGCCCACCCAAAGTTGCAGATGCAATCACATCCTTGGCAACCTTCGTCGTGGCAGAAGCATCAAGCCCACCCAAACTCGCCACCGCAACAGCAGCCTTCCTCGTCTTGGCCTGCGCAGCCGCAACCAAACCACCCAACGCCGACGAAGCCACCGCCACCTTGACCACAGTTGCAGTGGCCGTACTTGCAAGACCACCAAGAGTCGATGCCGCAGTTGCGACAGTTAGAAACTCACCACCATCCAACACTCGGTCACCGTCAAGAGCTGACGAGTCAAGAATGAACGCGGCACCACCATCAAGGCCGAAGCCTGTGTTGTCAAGTGTGGTTGAGTCGAGTACGAACCGTTGAACGGCCATCACAAACCTACGAGGCGAGCGTCAACGAAGCGGTGAGATTACCAGCATCAATCGTGTAGGTATCACCAGCGTCATAGGGGTTCGCAGTAATCGTTCCAGAGAACAAGAAGTTGCCTGTTGTCAAACTATCCCAAGCTGTGAAATGGTTGGCATCCTCAGACCCAGCAATGTTTGTCCAAGTCACATCATCATCAGAAGTCAATACACCAGCAGAAGCCACCCCAAACGACACAGCCTTCCGCGTTGTCTCAGTTGCAGGGTTCGCAGTCCCATTAGCACCAGGATCACCGACATGAAGTTTCACATACACTTGCGCAACAGCGAATGACGTGTTGTTTCCCAAAGCATTCAGCCAAGCGTTGCCAAGATATGCACCAATTCCGTGTGCCATTAGTCTTCAACCCTTTCGGTGATCGTCAAGATACGTCCTTCAGCGTCACGTTCAACGGTGCGCACGGTTGGCCGTGATTCTGGGATGTTGACACGAACCACAGTCTCAGGCACATTGATGATCGGTGCAGGAACATTCACAGCCGGTGGCGTGTAGTTCAGCACCACTTCAGGCATGTTGATATCCATGTTCTGTGACTTCACTTCGTAAGCTGCGGCAGGATCGGTTGGACTGATCTGCGACAAACCTTGCAACAACACTGATGGTACACCAGTGTGATCGATGTCTGGCAAGCCGAGTGCAGCCAATACGGAACTAGGATCGAAGCCTGTTGTGATGAGTCGTTGAGCCATCAAAGTCTTGCGATCCAGTTCAGCCAAGTTCGCAGCAGCGATGTCCACGTTCGCCAAAGGCACACGATACACATCGCCGCCTTCAATCGGTGGCATGTCTTCGATGCGATGGATGTCGTTGATTGACAGGAAGCCCGCTTGGATACCTGTTGAGAATGCGGCATATCGTGTGGCCTGATCGCCACGCAACAGACCGTCAACATTGAACTTCAAGAATGCTCGACCGTTCAGCAACTTCTGGTAGCCGTCCTCAATCTTGGAGATGTATGGCCTGAGAGTGTGGGTGACGAAGTTGATGCCGTTCATTTCTACCGACGCATACGACATCGCCCCAGCCGAGTTGTGTCCAAGCATTGCTGGTGGCACACGGAAGATACGGGCAATCTCTTCAATGGCGAAACGGCGTGACTCAAGGAACTGTGCCGAGTCGTTGTCCACTGTGGTCTTGGTGAACTTTGCGCCACCGAACAGAATGCCTGGTCGATGTGAACGACGCAACCCTCGATGACCTTCCTCAAAGCCATTCACCAAATCTTTCGCCTGCTCACGAGTCAAGTTGCCAGGAAACTCGATGATGCCGGAAGCACTTGAGCCTTGACCGAAGAAACGTGCAGCGAACTCTTCCAACGCTTTCGCCAAACCAAGATTCTCTTTCACCAAGTCAATGCGGGAACGGCCACGCATGTCACCAGGCAAACGCAGCTCAGTGATGTGAATCATGTCTTCAAGTGGGATCACATCACGGTTGTCAAACACAAACTCTGGACGACGTGTCTCACGGTTGCGGGTGCATTCAACCTTCTCAGGGTTCAACACCACCAACGCAGCTACACCTTGATCGTCGCGCACAATACGGGTGAACGAGTTACCGTTCAACAGCAAGGACACCAACACCTGCTGAAAGTGTTCGGTGCGGGTGATACCAGACTCAGGGTTATCCAACCACATTGGTCGTGGGCGGAACGCTTGACGCTCTGCACCGACACGGATGAACGTGTCAACAGGCAAAGTGGAAATGGAATCGGCAATGATTCGCACACACGAATACACAGCCTCGATCTTCAACGAATCTTGCTGGGTGACAACAGTTCCAGAATTGGTTGTCATCGAGAAGCCGTCGCCTAATGCGAACAGCGATTGGAATGAAACTGCGCGTTGCTCACCTCCATTGTTCAAGAGTCGTG